TCATCTACCTGAGTCCAATTTGCTAAGTCCGTTACAAAGTCTCCGTTTATAACTTTATCTTGACCGCAGTCATCAACCTCATCTATTTCATAGTCGGTGTAGAATGTTTCTATGTTTCCTGATACATTTTGATCATACCCCTCTCTCCATTCTACATAAAAACCAGTAAAGAAATTTAGGTCTATCCCTTCAGCTAATGAGTTTTCAGCACTAACGTCTGCTTTAATGACTCCACTAAACGATGCTATTATATTATTATCAGGGTCTGGAACAGATCTTAAAGTACCTACATTTGAGATTGGTTTAGTTAAATTCTCTTTATGCCATAATGGTAAACCGCTATAAACCCTCACTTCAGTAAAGTAGTTATTATAATACTTCTGCATATCCACTGTAACTAACGCAGAGTCATAAGACACAAATAACACGTAAGAAGTATCGCTAATCTTCTCTTTAATTCGCCAGACTCCATTAAACGATTCTATATTACAGTCAGTTAGATTAACGGTCTCATCACCAAGTATATTAGTAATAGGGTTTAATATGTCTAGCTGTAAGAACCCCCTATTATTAATTGGCGTTGCTGCCTCTATAGCATCCACAGTGTTAGTAGGGAATAAATCACTACTGAACTTGTATTGAATAGGAAGGTTTACGGCATTCCACGTACTGGTAATGCTATCTATATCCTTTGATGGTCTACTTGTTACCGTTAATGCCATTATTCCTAATATCTTTTATTATTATTATACTCAACTCTTTAGCTAGACTATCCGTTAATACATTTATAGGATCAGTAACAAGCCCCTTAGTCCCTTTGTACCCATCCCTATTAATCTTTCTCCATATAGGATAGAATGCACTCTGATCAATTCCTCTTATCCTCATCCAATCCCTCAAATCCTTCTCCCAAGATCTAGTAGATCCAGCGTTCTTAGTCTTACCCCTACCGAACTCTAGCGACTCTAAAACACTAGAACCGTACATAGTACCAGTAACCCTATCTGATTCAACTTTAGATGTAATCCTTATAGATTTAGAAGTCTTGCCGCTCGCATTTCTTCCACTAGAAGCTAAGTTGCTTTGTATTGACTTCTTAGCTAACTCTAAAGCTTTAGTTATTGCGACAGATATATCTTTGTTATCCACGATAATTAGGAGGTTTAGGAGGATCAACTCCCTCCCTAATAACTCTTTGGGGTGGTGGCGTTGGCTTCTTTAATTTATTCTTATTTTTTGTGCCCATAATATTTATTATTACTACTCTTATTATACCACTTTATTCCATCACAAGATTTCTCTAATGACTCTAGATGTTTATATAATATCAACTTTGTTAAACTCCCCATATCTAAATAATTCCTTTTAAATCGACTTTATTATTTTGGATATTATTCATATAATAAAACTACCCCATTAAGAAAGCTCCTTATACAAAACATTGAGTCTATCAAAGTCAACCTTATTCCCCTCATAGGTTCTGTCATTTGATAACGCAATCCTATTTATAATTTCTTTTACCTCAGTTATCTTATCCTCCATATCTTAACAATCTACACAGTAATCAATATTATCGGGGCTTACTATACTCATAGATATACCAACCCCTACTAATCCGTTTGCTGTTTGGTTAATATTAGTAGTGCTATCTGCTGCACTAACTGTAAGCGTCCCCCTACTAGGCTTAACGTCTTGCATAGCCGTTATAAACGTAGCTCCTAACTCATCTAATGTATAATGGTTGTTGTTCTTATCCTTCAATGAATCATCTATATCAGACTTAACCCAAATCATATACCCAGCAGATATAGTGCTTATAGTCATACTAGACATAGGAACTTTAACGGTACTCTTAATAGTTTGTACGTCGTCTCTAATCCACCAAATCAAAGGAAGTGGTGGTTGTTTATTTATAAGATAAAGATTCATCTCTGAGGTTGTGCCAGTCTCATAAGAGAATTGAGCGTCAAACCTAGAGTTAAAGCTCTTAGCTATCTCTCTGTTAATATAATCTAATTCTTTTAGTAACATACTTTATATCTAAAGGCGTTCGTCTACGTACACGATTGGGTCTAATTATTTTTACCTATGCACAGGTTTAGACTTACTGTATGACCTCTATTTCTTTTGTTTACTCCTTACTATCTCTTCGTAATCCTTAGTACACTTACTAACCCAACTCCTTAACTGCAACTCATTATAAACTTCATAAACAGATAAACCTAATATTTCTTTTTCTTTAATCAAATCTCCCCCACTTAATTGAGATGATATGGTTTTAAACCCAAATATTTCTGGAATCCTATCGAACCCAGCCATCTTTTGATCGTTAGTGTAATTAGAATTTTTAGATCTTAGTACGTTCCATTTCTCAATTCGTTCAATCTCTTCAAAAAAAAACCAGCTGCCTGATATACTTTAGTGCAAGGCTGTTCATTAAACACCTTGGCTAACTCCATCGCTTTAGTGTAATCATAATCACCGTCTGTAATAGTCTGATAGTAACTAGCGCAGATCAAAGGGTAAATACTATACACGTCATCATTGTTATCTTGAGCTTCCTTCTGAAGGTCTTTATATAATCCTATACTAAGAACCCCTATATCTTCAGGGAAATTAAACACACCCTTATCACCCATTATGAAATTAACACTACTACTGCTAGTCTCATCCCAATTAGTTGACCAGGATAGTTTATTCTCTACCCACACATAGAAGTCTGCCAATTCAGGATACTTGTTAAACATCTCGTAAGGTATGTTAGTGAGTATTGATATCCTCTTTAATACATCCTCCTCTTTACTTATAAGATGGAACTGATTAAACGTTACATCCTCCCAAGATTCAGGCACTTCAACATCTAAGTCTTGCTGTTCTGTTATTTTTACATTAAGGGATATCATTAGAAATACCCTAAAGTAAACTTATACCCACTACAAACTAATCCTATTAACGCACCTATAGTCCAGCATAAGAATAAGGACAACCCTAATAGAGTAATCCCATACAATCCTTTCTTTAACAATTCTTTAATTTTATTTACCATCTTGTTGTTGTTTTATTTGCCTAAATGTTCAATAACTTCTTTCAGGAATATCTTTAAGTCATTTATAGAATGGCTCTGTTCCTCTATTTTAACAAAATCAATATGCTCATATAACTTACCCACATCCACCCTTATAATATCTTTACCATCATCTAGTACAGAAATCTTAAAAGAAGATCCTCTTAAATTAATCCTATTGCTTTTTGTTGTTGTTACTTCTACCATCTTGTTGTTGTTTTGCTTATTTTAATAGTTAAAGATACAAAATATTTTGAACTATACTACCACCTTGTTGTAGATTTCCCTATTTCAAAAAACTCCAATTCCATAAAAGCATCCATTACATCTGGTGATTCCCCGTTAAGGTATGTTTTCTGATCTGATTTATCGTTTATCCGTAGCTTACCATCGTGATCTGCCTTAGCCTTTTTAATCGCCTTCCTCTCAAACAACAACCTTTCTCTTAAGGTGTGCTTATCATCATACTTCTTATTAGCAGCACTTGGATGTATATAGTAATCTCCATTTAAAACAGAATCTCCTGACCTATAGTAGCACTGTGTTTTGAGATTAGGATAATTCTGATCCTTACCCTTTACCTTTAAAGCCTTACTCCCGTTCTTAAACTCTTTAGCGTTAGGAATAAACCCATCAATAAATCCACCTACACCATCATTATCAAACACTATATTACTATTTGATGCCTTATGTTTTTTAGCTAAATCTTTTATTGCATCCACAACCTGCTTGCCATTAGACTTATTCATTACTATGAAGTCTATTAGTATTTTACCGTCCCAAACAAAAACTATAAACTTATCACTTCCTTTGAGCGCTATATCAGCAGTGATTCGCTTAACCCCTCCTTTAACGTGTTCATTAGTGAACATATCCTTAAATGAATCATAATCATAAATATCAATATCGTTGGCTGATACTTTCCAATTACCCTTAAGCAATTGCTTTTTTACTTCTTCTGGTTGCGCGTTTAGATTACCTAAGTATGCGGGGTTAACTTTTAATAATTCTTGGTTGTCATATATGCTCCCCCCTATAAATTCAATCGACTTTATAAACTCTTTAGGGTCTATGTTTGATTTTTCCACAAGAGGCTCGAGCACGTGCATCCCTTTATTAATTACCTCCTCTTTAGTGCTACCCCAAATATAATTATCGTTATCAACCATAAAATAACGCTTAACCCCCTGTCTCTCTGGTATAGGATACCCGTCCTCGCCTATCCACCAATCTATTAAGTCAGCTACCCAACTATCAGGATCAGGATTACAAGTAGCTCTTATATAAGGCTTAACTCCAGAAGTAGATCTATTACGAGTTAGCATATAAAAAAACATCTTCTTAGTAAAATGTGTTAACTCATCAAATACAATTAATGGTATTTCTGATCCCTGCCAATCGTATATATTTTTTTCGTGTTCTAGGTGAGAAAATTTAATCTTAGCACCACTATTAAACTTCCATTCGAGTATTGAGCTCTTTGGCTCTGCACCATCTATCAAAGTATACAACTTCTGTGAAGCATCCCAAAGACCTCCCTCGGCCCTAATCATTGGAGATGTTCTTCTAAAAAATACAGCCCCAAAATCCTTTTTATCTATATGTCTTATCGGCTCTAGTAATAAACAAAAAGTCTTACCCACTCCAGCAGCCCCTCCGCCTATAACTATGTCGGCACTTGATCCTAAAGCATTTAATTGATACCCTTCTTGAGGTTCAACAACTTTATTCTCTATCATTTTTAGGGATCTTAAACTCAGTAACTATACTCAAAGGCTTCTTATCATCACCTATTAGCTCAGTCCTAGCAAGCTTAGGTCTAAAAAACTCTATGATCGCATTGAACTTATCCATAGCCTTAAGTTTAATGTCTTCGTTCTCTGATCCCATTAGAGATCTTAAATTTGCTTTGTATAGCTCGATACCCTCACCAGTTACCCACTCACCAATTTCGTTCCAAGCTGCTGTTTTCTTATTTACAGACCCCTCAACTCTACCTTTAGGATTACCACTTTTACCTTTTACGAATGCCATTGTTGATTATTGTTGTTTGCAATAAATATACTTAATTATTATTTAACCTATATTACGGAACAAGAAACAGTAGTCTCAGTCTCTCTACAACGGTGAAGATCTACATATACTAAATGCTGTCCAATCCCTTTAAACTCTTTCCCATCATTATACTTGTTGCAAAGTATATCAATAAACTGAGCCTCACCAGAAGCATTAATTTTATTAAGCTCCTTCCTCATTATCATTCTTATTATGTATCTTATCATAACCCTTAACTACTTAATTCCTCTAATTTCTTTACTTCTTCATCTGTAAATAAAACATCACTTTGGTAGAGATTGCATTTATCTATAAAATCAACACCCTCACATTGCGAAACGTGTTCAATGTACTTCCTTAATAATTCTTCCATTATTTCCCATAACCTTTAACTATTTCCTTTAACTCACAACTCATACTTACATTGACTTATCCAATGTAGTAGCGAATTTGGTAAGTATTGGAGTTCA